CACGAACGTGATCTTGGACATGGCCTTGCCGTTCGTACTCACGATGTAGGCGGCGTTGAACACCTTGTCGCCCCGCGCCACCCTGTTGTCTAAGATGGATTCCATACGGGCATGATTCCACTCGAATGGATACCCGAGCTCCTCCAACGAGTCAGGGTTGTTCAGCAGGCGGGAGAGTGTGATGGCCCCCACGAAGTTTGGGTCCTCCCAGTGGGGGTACCAGTTCTTGGCTATCCACTTCGTGACCTTGTCGTCCTGGCGTCGGACGTTGCAGAACCGATACTGCTGAATGATAGGGTCGGCGGTCCAGGGCTTTGGAGCCCCGGCCTCGTACCCTGCCCGGGCCTTCTCACGCTCTTGTATCCAAGTGCGCAGCAGATGATAGTGTGGAAAGCTCATGCAGTATCCTCATTGACTGTTCAACGGCGTCGGTGTGGATTAGGTCCACAACGTGAAACCCGCCATGTATCGCATTCTTGCGGCAGCGCAGCACGTTCGCGTGGTCCTTGATGGTGTTCGTGGGGTTGAAGCGAGCCGTGGCGCCACGCGCGTCCCTGCGGGCCTGCACCCGGTCCAGGCAGACTTGCAGCGGCGTATCAAGGAACGCCATCGTGTGCCTCTTGCCGTAGCGATAGGCCACGCCTCCCACAGTGCCGATCATGTGGCTGATCATCAGGCCCTCGTACACAAGCAGTCCTGGGCCGGGGTGGTCCATCACTTCTTCCAGAAGCTCTGCGACCTTGTGTACTGAGTCGATGGTATCGCAACCTCCGCACGTTGACTCGTAGCTGCCCATGATGTAAAGGGGCATGTCGAACAGCGTACCGCGATACAGCAGTGGCCTCTTGCCTACGCTGCGGGCGGGCTGACCTTTGGATAGACCGAGCACATGGCGGGCGATTGTAGTCTTGCCTGACCCGCTGGTGCCTCGTGGGTTGAAGGCGTATATCACGTACCTCTCCTATAAGACGCGTACAACCGTCAAAAACGGCGCCCCGTGGGTGCTGGCCCACGGGGCAACCCTGTAGAACATCGTTGCTGAATGCCGACTCAGGCAGCGGCGGGGGTCTCGGGAGCTTCGGCCTTGACCGGCTTGACCGGGGCCACGTACTCCTTCGGGAACTCGTCGCCGTTCTTGTGCACGATCTTGATCAGCTTGCGACGTGCCAACACCCGCAGCCCGTGGCGGGCGTCGGACTTGTTGGAGAAGCCCTTCATGTAGTCGTGGACGGTGGGGGTATCGAAGGTCTCGGCCCAGGCCAGCTCCACGTCCTTGCGAACCGACGGGGCGTCGGCGATGCGCACGATCTGCGCGTCGTCGGTGATGCCGTAGTCCCACTTGCGCGGACGGGCAGCGCCCTTCTCCTTGGCCTCGCCGGTCGTGGTGGCTGCGGCAGCCGCGTCCCCCACGCCGAAGATCGAGGAGACACGGGCACCCTCGGTGCCGGCTTCGAACTTCTTGCCCTTCTTGCCCTTCTTGTCGTGTTGCACGTTCGTTTCCATGATTGCCCTTTCTAGGCGGTGGTTGTGATGGGGATGGTGATCCCCTGCTCTTCCTTCAGCGCATTCAGCAGAGTCCGCTGCAAGCGGTCCTTCTGCCCTAGCACCTTCAGAACTCTCTCGTCGAGGGTTTTCTCGGCGATGATATGGTGAATGAATACGTGAGTGTTTGGATTGCCCTGCCGGTACACGCGTCGCATGGCTTGGTCGTACAATTCGAAGTCCCAGGGCAACCCGTACCAGATCACATGGTTGGAGACTTGCTGGAGGTTGAGGCCATGACCAGCGGAAGCCGGGTGCCCGAGCAAGACAGGCAGGCGCCCCGCGTTGAACTCCATGATGTATGCAGACACCTTCTTGTCAGACTGCCCACCGCCGATGTATGGAGTACCGGGGAACCGCTCGAGAATCCTGTCGCGGTCATGGTCAAACTCGTACAGCACCAGCGCAGGCGAGCCGTTGAGCTCTTCCAGCAAGTCAGCAAATGCGTTCAGCTTCTCGTCGTGCACCGCCGTCACTTCCTTGTTGACGTTGTAGACGGCTCCGTTGGCAATCTGCCTGCACTTTATCCCAACCGCACTGGCGGACACTGCGCTTACCTCTTCCCCGTTCAGCTCGGTGAAGAACTTGTCTTCCATCTCCTTATAGGCGGTGCGAGCGGCGGGAGGTAACTGCACCATGACTTTCAGGCTGACCAGCTCAGGCAGGTCCAGATAGTCCTCGGCCTGCATGTGCAGAGCCAGGGGCCTGATCTTCTCCATGATCTTATCAAACGCTCCGGGGGTGGGCTTGTAGTCGTAGCCCCCGAAGCCGGACTGCATGAAGTAATTGGCCCGATAGTGTGTGATGTACCGGCCCAGCGCGGCGCCCTGATCCAGCACGAAGCACTGCCCGAACAGGTCCATGAGGCCATTGGACGCCGGGGTGCCGGTCAGGCCCCATCTGCGCAGGAACTGCCCCAGCACAGGCTTCAGCATCTTGAACCTCTGCGTGCCGGGGTTCTTGAACTTGGTCAGTTCATCCACACACAGAATGTCACACTTCAGCATGGCCAGCCGGTTCCCTGATAGGAGCCATTGCAGCCCCTCGGGGTTGATGAGGTACACGTCTGCGGGCACGCGCAGAGCGTCGTCCTTGTCGTCGCCATGTAGCACGACGTAGGTGATGTCGTCGAACTCGGCCCACTTGTTGATCTCGGCTGGCCACGTTGAGTACATCGGCCTGCGGGGGGCGATGACCAGCATCCGCTTGTTGATGCCCTTGTCGCGCAGTATCTTGAACGCTGCGAGCGCAATGCTGGTCTTGCCTAGGCCGGGGTCTAGGAAGAGGCCAGCGCCGCCACGCTCAAGGAGCCAGCGGATTGCCTTTTTCTGATAGTCCTTGGGAACCCAAGGCGTCTTTAAGGAGTTGAATGCCATTTTCTACCTGAAACACAGTATAGCAGGGAAAGCCCCTCAATGCAAGCTCTTTCTGTGTACGCTCTTGCAGAGGACCCATCCTACCGCCTTCCCTCTTAAACTCGATAAATACTATGACGGGCCAGTGATGAATGAAGATGCGGTCGGGCACCCCAACTTGATTAAATGCCCAAATCTTCCAAACGAGCCAGCCGTTATCTCTGGCCCACCGGACTACAGCCTTCTCTACGACCTTCTCAACCGAACGTACAGGGGCCGCCATTGCTCTTCCTAAATGTGCACCATTTGCACTTCGGGCTCGGTCGGGGGGCGAAGATGTCATCAGCGCGCATCTTGCCGGCCCGCTCGTCCCAGTACTCCAAGAGGTTGGGAACGATGTCACGGGTGAACATCATACGCATTCTCTCGCCGTGGTCGATGTACAGAATCTGGGAATGCACCACTTCGACCTCGGGCCACTTCATGAACGCTGCCAGCGCGTACAGACGTAGCTGGTCCTTGTGCTCCTCAGGCCGCTGCTTCCCGGTTTTGTGGTCAACCACCACGGCCTCCGGTGGCGTGATTTTCACAGCGTCGAAGACGACCCGGCAGTACACGTCGGGGCCGAACCATGTCGTCGGCGCCCACTTACGCGTGAATGCCAGTTGGAGCTCGGTCTGTGCCCCCATCAACTCCTCGATGTACTCGTCCACTTGCTGGAGTTGAACGGGCAGTTCTGTGAGCTCGCCCTTGAGGTAATTCTCGGCCAGCTTGTGGATGTCTGAGCCTCTGGCCATCGCCGGGTTGTCCGGCTCGGGCAGCTTGTCGAGGAACTTGTACTTCGCCTTCGCGGGGCACTCCTCCCACGTGGAGAGGCGGCTGTATGACCATGCTTGGATGGTCGGCTTGAAGAACTGGTTCATGTGTATGACGCTCCTGGTTCCTGCACTGAAGCTACCTCGCCCCACGTCGCCCCTACGAACCCTTCACTGAGTAGGGGAACGTCAAGGGGCACTGCCAACATCGCTTCCCCCAGCACACGCAGAGCTCTAGCCTCATCACCCGTGGGGGCGCTGATATTGTTCTCGTCATGGACAGTGGCAAGGAACAAGTCCTCTGGCCTACGGTCGGGGTGCTCGTGCCAGTTGATGATGCTCTGCTTCGTGATGTCGGCCGCACTGCCCTGGATCAGCTTGTTCAGCAGCTTGTACGATTGATCACGCCCATTCTTGGAGGGTTCTGCGAACGCTAGACGGCCCCCGGTGGTTCTTACTGGTAGCCCTGCTCGCCCGCGCCTCTTGACATCCGTCATAAGCTCACGCACATCGGGGAACGTGCTGAGGTACGTCTCCTTGAGGAACGCGGCGTCACCGGGTGAGCTTCTCAGCTTGGAGGACAGGGCTGGGATGCCGCCCCCGTAGACCAGCGTGAAAGATACTATCTTGGTCTTCTTGCGGTTGAACTCGTGGCCGGTGTATCGTAGGATGAGCTCGCTGGCATACTCGTGCACGTCCATACGCGGATTCTCGCGGTACGCCTGAAGTAGTGCGCCATCTTCGAAGTGAGCCAGTACCCTGAGCTCCTGCTGGCTGTAGTCACGCTTGGTCCACGAGCAGCCCTCTTCTGGGAACAGGTAGTTCCGCATCATGGGCGGTTGGATACAGCCTTCCGGCACTACGATGCCTTCGAACTCGTTTGGAACGTTCTGGAAGTTCGGCTGGCTTGAAGATAGCCGCCCAGTCCTCGCACCGAACTCATCATTGCGCACCTGATTCCATGACGGGTGGCAGCGCCCCGTCGTGCCCGCCTGAGCCAGCCAGGGCCTCATAAACATCGTTAGACACGTTTGGATACTGCCCCGGTAGGCCAGCGCCCCCAGCGTATCTTGACACGTTATAGCTGTCTTTAAGGCCTCCTTAGAGGTACTCCTGCGCCCCGTTGGCGTCAAAGGCCATGTGCCCGCCAGACCAGCGGCGTCCAAGGCGTCGGCAAGCTCATCGTTACTGTCAATGTTCAGGTTCGGTGACTGCAGCCGTCGCCGCACCCACTCGTCGCAATAGTTCAGGGAAGCCTCGTACTGCGGGAGGTGCTCAGCCAGCAGGTCCACATTCGTGCGAATGCCTCTGCTGGTGGCCTCCATCAGTATGGGCTGAAGCTTCAACTCCCGCTCGTACGCCGCCTCCATACCCGAGGTCTTGATGCGCTCGTCCAAGTACTCCCACAGCTTGAACGTGCGATCCACGTCGCCGAGGGCGTACGGAGCCACGACGTCCGCTGGGGCCTGGGCGATGTACGCGCCCCAGTCCTTCGCATTGCGAATGTTCGACCGGATGTACTGCTCCAGCATGTTCTGCTCATCGGGCGGCATCCCCAGCAGCCGCTCACTACTCGGCTTCAGGGCCAGCGTTGGCGCGTCTGCATCGTGGAGGAACAACTGAAACATCGTGTCCTCCACATGACGTGGATACGGCAGCCCAAACTCCTTCATCGCTACGGCAATGTCGAACGACGAATTGTGGAACAGCACGGGCACGTCCCACACTGACCGCAACAGGCGCTCGGCCTGCTCGCGGCTGGCGTTGTTCCCTTTCGGATGGCCCCAGGCCAGATACTCCTGGCGCCCGTCAGGCCAGCGAACGGCCAGCCCGACGGGTTTAGGAGGGTAGTTCGGCCAGGGCTCGATCGCGTGGGTTTCGAAATCGAGCGTGACTGGTTGCATCAGTACTTGCCCTTCTTCGCCGGCTCAGGTGCAGCCTCTTCCGTGCTGGGGTCGTAGCCCTTGAGCAGCGTGCTGCGGCTCATCTCACGCTTGCGCATGATGGCCTCCATCACTGCGTCGGGAATGGCCGACACCGGGCTGAACGTCACGTTGAACTGGCTCTTGGGATTCGGCTGGGTGCCGATCTGCGTGACCAATGCGAACGGCGGGCGCTTGTTGAGCGTGGCGATGTTGTTGACGTAGGCCGCCCACAACTTCACGCTGGTGACTGGCAGCTTCATAACCGCGACCTCCGCACTCAGCACCTTGTCCGACGACTCGGTGGCGCTGGCCGGGATCATGATCATGCGCCTGCGCTCCTGGCACGCCTTGCCTCTGCCGCCGTTCGCGTCACTGCCCCACTTGAGATGCGGGCAGACATCGCACTTCTCGGCTTGCGGCTTCTCCGAGAGCTCGTGGGGGGCCAGCTCCTCGCCAGAGCCCGTGGCCAGGGCGAAGCACACCGGGCTCCGCACGTTGTTCGGGTCGTACTTGCCCTCGTAGTACGTGTGCTCGAAGGCGTAGTCCAGGATGACGACGTCCAGCTTGTTGTTCGGCACGGGCGAGCCCTGGTAACTCAGCACGCCGGAGCGCAGGCTGATGTAGCTGGAGCTCGGCACTTCCTGCTTCGCCACCGCGACGGCGTGCTTTGCCATCTCGTCGGCCCAATTGACGATCGCGGTACCGGGTTGAGTCTTGTCGGTCATGATGATTCCTATGTAATGAAGGGATGGTGGGCAGTTAGTCGCATGCCCAGGCCAACCCTCAACAGTTGATCGCACGGCGTACGAAGAAGGTTGAGTGAGGGTTCTTTACAACTTGTTGACAGAAAGTTCCAGCACGCTGACGGTGCCAACCCCGTCAATGTTCACGCCGTCCTTCCAGCGCTCCTCAACGGCGGGGCCGCTCAGGCGCTTCTGAAGCAGGTCGAAGGCGTCATTGTGCGTGATGTAGTCGTACAGAGCAGGCCAGTTCGTGACCGTCGGCACGTCCTTGTTCTTCAGCGTAACGCGATGAGTGCGCCCGCCCACAGCAGAGGCCTTATTCTCAGCCAGCGCAGTCATCAGCGCGGCCTTGAGTTCGGACTCCTGCTCTTTCAACTCAGCCGCCGCGCGGTCCATGCTGAGGCGTTGCTCGCGCATCTCGATGTATGCGTCGACCATCTGGGATAATGTTGCGATGTTGCTTTCCATGATGTCCTTATGCGAATGTGCCCTGGGCACCCGCCCATTGTACGCCAGCGGGCGGGTCAGCACCAGGGCTTTTCCTTCACACTCACGCGGTGAGCATCTCCTCAGCTGAGGCCCACAGTCCCTGGTTGATGGATACGTCGCCGCCGATGCTCTTGATTTCCGGCAGCGTAACGCTCTTGCCCTTCGGGCCGGGGGCCGACTCGAAGCCGCCCTTCATGACGTTCTCCTGAATGCGATTCAGCACATTCCAGAGGTTCGCCCCGGCGTCCTCCAGGCGGCGCTGCATCAACAGCACGCCGGGGTCGTAGGCCGGGGCCTTGTCGCCAAACCGCAGCTCCAGCCCACGAGTCGCCAGCCTGCGCTGCTCGTAAGGCCTGAGCTCCCGGTTGGTCATGCTTTTGATGAGGCGTTCCACCGAGGGCACGCGGTCGTACAGGTCCTTCGCCGCAGCGAGCGCCTTGACCTCCGCGCCCTTCTGGTGAGGGATACGCACGGCCGACCACTCGTTTTCGCTGACCATCATGCCGTTCTTGCAGATGACACGGTACACGCCGAGCGACATGTGAATGGCGCTGCTGCCGTCGTGGGCGGCGCGGTACACGATTTCCGGGATGTACTGGCCGGCGTGCAGTTCCTCGAACGCGTCCAGTGGGCGCAGGCAGACGATGTGCTTGGAAAACTCGCGCATCATGCTGTCACCGTGGCGGTCCTCCAACTGCTGCACACGGCTGATGCCGAAGCCGTTGTTCAACAGGCTTTCGATGACCTTCCACGAGCTAACGTGCTCGTAGTGGCTGTCGAAGAGCGTGGGGGCCATTCTGGTCGTGAGCACCGCCGGAGCGTATGCCTTGATTTCCTGCTGGGTCATGGGTGAATTTGATCTCATTTCAGTGCCTCGTAGTGTATTGCTGGACGCCTATCGTGTAGCCCATCGCTAGGCCAGCGTACATCTCAGGCGTCGGCCAGATGTACGGTAAGTCGTTTGGAATGTCTGGGAAGAAGGGCGCGTAGTGCTTCGGGTCTTCCCGTAAAAGCGCTGACTGGTGGCTGATGTTCAGGGGCGCCCACTGGAGCCAGCCCGGAAGGTCCACGGCCTCCGGACCGGCTACGGCCAGAAGCTTGAGGAAGTGCTCCAGCAAGGCGTCGTCCTTACCACCCCTCGCCCGCCACTCTAGACAGGTGACTGCCCCGTAGGCTGCGAGGCCTAGAGGGTGGTCCTCCCACATGACGGCAACGCGAGGGTCTGCGGGCGCCCTAATGTCCAGGCGTTGTTGCGACAAATGCTCGTGGTTGAGCACCCGCGCGCAACGCTGGAAGTCTGGATAGGGCGTGTAGATCATCTCCCCAGTTGTTTCATCTGTTGGATGGTTTCCACGACCGAATCGTAGGA